TTGCTACTTCCTTTAGGTGTTTTCGCGCAGTTGTCCTAAGGGTTGATTCATCCGGGATTCCTTCTGCATCTGAGTATGTCCACTTTAATGCGTCCATAATTTCGTGTACCTTTTCAAAGTCAAAGGTATCCATTATTTCATCTATCTGGTCTTGTATTACTTCACTCCTCTTCTTCGTCATTGTCTGAGTTTGCTATCAGTTCGTATACCTTGCACATGAGAACCCCAATCATACTTGCGAGTGAGAGATCAAATTCATCTGTGTATCTGGAGATAAGTTTGTCCATATCATCGTCAAAGTGGCCGATTTGGTCTTTCTCTTTCATGGAAATAGAGTATACCAACTTTGGTTGATTGTCGATTATATTAACTCTGGGAGGTTATATTCTTTCTCTTGTTCAGTAATAAATTCAGATAAGATATCTATTTGTTCTGAAGAAAATGATTTGAATTTTCCAGTATCATGCTTCCACGCCGATCTAAGTTCTGCTCTGATATTGGATATAACGATGAGTGCGTCTACTCCAGCTAGCGCGTATCTCATTTCACTTTCTTCTTCTGGTAGATTGAATTCAATTGTTGCTTTCATTTTTTTATGTTTTCAGTTATTAGTATGGATAAAAGTGTTAGCCATATGATTATAATTGGCAGCGTTTCTTGGAACATAGGTATTGTTATTTACAACTCATAGAAGTCAATATCTTCGTCTTCGATCTTGATGAGTTTTCGTTTATTCCTCTCCCATGCGCTGGATCGGATAATTTCTCTAAGCGTCATCTTCTTTTGTCCGCGCCTTTCCCAGAATCGATCTATGGCATCGTTGATCTCTTTTAGATTTCCGATCATTTTATAGCCGATCCTGCCGTCATCCGGGCATAAGTTTTCAACAAATTCTAATCCGTTCTTTTTCATTATACGTCATATTTGTGGGTAGTGTTTATACAACGAGTAAATGTCACTTCCTTTTGCGTACCAACCTTCGCCTGTATACACGTTCAGAACGTCATTGAAATACTTGTCGTACATTGGTCCTACGTTTTCCAATGTGAAGTTCTCGCCAAACTTTCTGCAATTCTCTGGCTTGATTAAGTCGATGTTATGGATAGCATCCACAAAGTCACCCATCGTGCGGCAACGGAATCCTGTAATACCATGAAGATTATTTTCTGTAAAACTACCCCAGTCTGTAGTTATCGTTGGAGTTCCGGATAGTAAGTTCTCAACTTGTACGCCTCCGAATGGTTCGATATACATGGATGCAACAAACGATGCCTTAGCATTTGACATTAACTTCTTCCTTGTTTCTACATCTGCATAGCCAACGTATTCTACGTGCTTAGGAAGTTCGTATCCTTCCTCCTTTTGACCAGCGATTACAAGCTTAACTCCTGCGCGTTCTGTGGCCTGTATAGCTACTTCTACGCCTTTACCAGAGTATACTCGTCCTAAATACAGGAAATAGTCTTCCTTTTTTTCATTAAAATGAAAGTCATCAGCGTCGAAATAATTTGGAATTACCACGTCATACCAGTCTTGTTTGCATGAACCAACAGCAGACATTCCATAATAGGCATGGTATATTGCATATGACTCAAATACTTTCCACCGCGCCCAGTGACCACCAGCGTAACCTATGCCCGGCTCAACTACGATCATATCATTTTGATGCGCATCGCATATTGGGCGGACTCCGCTTCCCCAAAATGGAAGAATAAAGTCATTCTTTTTCTTTCTAAAACCTACCTCACGAATGGCGTTAGCAAAGAATGTTTGGTAAGCGTGATCGTTCGTATTAAATTTAAAGAAAGTTTTACGCCAATCGTGTGATCCGTAGCTTTTTTTGAAATCGTCGTTGGTAAGAACTGTTACGTGTTCATTGCAAATTAGGTCAGAGTCTTCATGTCCATAATGAATGATCTCATGCCCTAATTCTTTCATCATCTTCCCGAACTTAACAACCTTCTGTGTGTAAGCACAGGCGTTAAATTCTTTGCTAGTAACTGTGTGTGGAAGTCCTAAAATGTGGAATCGCATAGTTTGTTGTTTATTCTTTTAAGCCAATCTGGGCTGTTATCGTTAACGATAAATTGCTGGATTTTGTTTACTTCTTCTGGTGTTGGGTCTTTGTGACTGATTACTTTTTCAAGCGTGTAGGTTAGAACTCCACACTTGCATTTCCTTCTACGTTTAATTCCATTCTTTAAATTGAATGTTTGTAGAACTGCCGTTTTGTTACCGCACTTACAATTCATTTACCTCTTGTATAATTGCTGACAGTGTTGCAATCGCTACTCCACTGCGAGCAGGAGTGTAATCACTGCAAAGCATCAAATCACTCTTCAACCAACTGGCTATCTTGATTAAATTCTTGGTGATGGTTTGGTATTGTTTGAGGCGATCTGATGCTTCGTATATCGCTGCGTTTGCTATACCATCTTCTGATCTAATATCATTAGATAGTTTGAGTAACGCAGATGCGAGTACATCTGTTTTTGTTTGTTTGTATTCGTTCATAAAAATATGTTGATTTCTTTTACAATGAGAACCAATGCAATGTCAACTATTTTTTATTTCATTGATTTACTTCCGCGACACTTCCACTTTTTACGCGACAAATTATTTGGAGAATTAGGATCACTCTTCCAGTCTCCTTTAATCTTTGCTGATCTAGCACAATATGAATCGCCACGCTTTGATCCGGGATCGACTTTTGCTCCTTTTTGACCATAAGAAATCTTGCGAGTTCTTCCAGTCTTTGGATTTTTTACTATTTTAACTGACGCTTTGCCAGTTGCGGGTTTTGTTTTCATTCTTTTTTTCTTTATAGTATTTAGTTTTGCTTGTTGCTCCAGCTATTTGCCATGGCTCTTGTTTGTATTGCCAAGGAAGGAGAATGATATGCTCATCTCCAATTTTTTCAGCTTTTATGATATTGCTGGATTGTAGTATTCCGTGATTTCTACCAAGGTCTTTTCTTTTAAACCATCTTGAAACAATTGAACTTCTGACTCCAAATTTATCTCCTGCAATTTTTAAGCTATCAAACGATTCAATCTTCCCACAGCCATAATAAAAAATGTATTTATTTCTGGCCTGCGATTCTGATATTTTCTTTTTATGGTTGTCTGAAAATTTAATTCCAGCCATTGGAGCCGATGCGCTTCTACAAAAGTTCAAGCAATTATCGTTACCGATATTTTCATCCAAATATTTTTGCTCTTCATCAAGAACGGATTCCTCATCGCAAAGGACAAGTATCTTGAATGCCATTGCATCTTCTCCATATTTATCAAAACATCTTTGAAGTCTTTTGTTGCGGTGTTTTCCAGATCGTAGTTTTGTTATGTGGTTTTGTTTACGAGCGTAGATATTGATGCTGCTGCCATAGTATTTATAGCCAGCAATTTCAATTTCATATACACCCGCTTTCTTTTCCATAATTTATCTTCCGTAGGGCCATTCGTCCCAATACCATCTTTTAAGTGTCATTTCTTCTTTGCTGTTTTCTTGGATTGAATAAATGCTTTAGCAGTAGGTGCGCCTTTCGAGCCAACCTTCCTCATCTTCTCACCACTACCAGCTTCGATGCGTTTGCGCTTGGCGTGGATATTTGCGTAGAGTCCCTTTTTCATTTCTTCTTTTTGATCCCAGCAGAACTTAAGGCAATAGCCAATGCTTGGCGACGGCTCTTGGCGAGTGGAGCCTTCTTTGGTCCTTTAGGGTTCACTCCAGCATGGAGAGTTCCACGTTTGTATTCACCCATTACCTTTTTGATTTTAGCAGCTTTACCTGCTTTAGTTGTTGGTTTTTTCATAATGCTTCCATTCCATCTCTTAATAGTTTGAAGAACGTGTCAGCAGAGATTGTTACCTTCCAGTTCTTGTTGTTTTTCTTATGAGCAACTGCCCATGAGATTCCTTTAGCATCACGTTCAGCTTGTTCGCAAGCTTTATCAAGATTTAAATTCTGAACGTGCTTCACTTCAAAGTGTAGTTTACCTTTTAGTTCTTCGCAGATTACATCCGGTGAGTCTTGACCTCCAGCGAATTGCTGTCCTCGTTTAGCAGTGAATCCTTGTGCGCGTAGTTCATCGCGCCATTGACGTTCTGCTCTAGCACCTTTAGCTCTGGAGTTGATCATTTATGTAATCCCCCTGCATGATTTGTTGCGCCCTCTAACTCACGAATACGTTCTGCTTGTCGTTTGATCTTCTCCCGCGCCTCATTAAGCTTGAGTTCTAATTCTTCTGCCCACTCAGTAGGTACAACATGATTACCTCTAGCGATATCATCTGTTCGTGGTGTCTTCATATATCAATATCAACAATTTTTTATTTCATTTGTCAAGTTATTTTCTTCTGGAAAATGTTCTGACTTCAAAGCTATAGCCTCATTGTAGTACTTATCTGCGAGTTCATAGTTTTTTATTTCTTTCCTATTCCAGATTCCTATCGACTGATCCAGCAACCACTCAATGTGTTTGAATATTCTGTCCTTGTTCATTCTATGAATTTGCTGATTTCTCCGTTCATCTGTACGCTGAATGCGTAATTCTTTGGTCCGCGCCGATTCTTTTTCACGACGATCTTCGTTCCAGATTTTTCATGCGTGATGAATACTACCGAGTTACTATGCTGGCCGATTGCTCTGCTCTCACGTAGTTGACCATCATCGTTTAACTGAGAAGCAGTAAATACTACACAACGATTTCTTGATGCTAGGTTCTTCAACTTTCTGGTTGTTTCAGAAATCGCCTGTTCGCGATTATCGTTTCCGATATTCTCAACAATCTGGATGTAGTCAACTATCACTACATCTGGTTTAACTCTGTTGCATTCTGCAATGATTCCATCGATATCAGTGATGTCATCGACTACAGTCAATGGATACTTCTGGATCGTATTCAACGCGCCGAATATTGATGGTAGCTCTCTGCTGTATTGCTCCTTGTATTCTTCTTTAGTTCTCAATGGTATTCCTGCCAAGTGACATGCCATACGTTCCAATATGTCATTAGCGTCCATTTCCAGTGAGAAAAACAGCACACTTTTTTCAACAGCAAGATTCGCAACCGCCGCCTGTACAAGCATGATCGACTTACCACCGCCTGTCTCGGATGCTACAGTCAGCAACTCACCATGATGCATTCCACCCTTCATAGTCCTATCTAGGTAAACAAGTCCAGTAGGAAAGCATTCCTTTACAACTTTACCTTCCATCTGATCTACGATCTTGATGATCCTCTGCTTGGTAGATGTTGTTACTGGAGTCTTATCATCTCCAGCCGTAGAGATCAATTCTCCTAATGCTTTTAGGTCAGCCTTACCTGTTCTGATATCTGGTTCAGCTTGATCAAATGCGTTCAGCGTGTCCCTGTATCCTTTTACTTTGATTAGGTGCTTACGATAATCGTTTGCCATATCTTGGCACACCTTGCCCGGAGCTAACGTAATCGTGCGTAGGATATCGTAAATCGCATCGTCTCCTCCTAGTGTTTGGAGATCACCTGTTGCGTCTAGCTGCACAATGGCCGTAATCGGGCTTACGCACCCTGTTTGGTCATGTGTATGCTTAATCGCATCAAAAACCTTCTGGTGGGTCATTGTGGCGAAAAGAGAGGCATCCCACGTTTGAGTGGAAAGTATCTCTGGATCGGTTGCGAGTAGTGAAAGCGCAGACGCTTCCGTTTTTGCTGCTATTGGGACTTTTTTCATTTGGTTAATTCCTCAATTAAAACTCGAAAAGCTCTCTCTGCTGTGGCTGGCACGACTCCGTTCCCCAGCAATCTGAGTTCGTCGGTGCGATTGTCACACTTGACCATCCACTCACGAATCTCGGCCAATTCCGTATCACAGAGGCCGGACAACTCGGGGATGTCCACCCCATGCAAACGCCTTGCAATGTCTCGACCCAGCGGGGGTTCAATTTGCCAGCCTGCGTCCTCTCCACCATCGGCGCCTCGTTGCCACTGCCGCTCTTGTGGTCGCGGGCTGTCGGTGTGCCCCATTGTTCCATTTGATTCGGCAGCGTGTCCAGCGGGTTGCCTTTGCGAGCATTCGCCGCCGCTCCGCGCTTGCCTTGCGTGTCTCGCGCTGCTGGCGTTGCCCACGCCATCTGATTTGGTGGCGGCAATGCTACTTGTTCTCTCAATGTTGAGTGGGTTGTCCTTCCAACTCTGTTGTTCTGATATTGCCTCGCAAGTGCTTCCTCCGACCTTACAGGGAGCGAGTCCATCGTGTTTGGAGTTAGCCACAACCCTTGGCGGCTCCCACTCGTATTGCGGCTCGCCGGGGCGGCTTGGCCATGCCCATAAACCGCCATTTGATTGGGCAACGTGTCCAGCGGGTTTCCCTTCCGAGCATTCGCTGCTGCTCCACGCTGTCCTTGAGTGTCTCGGGCCGCTGAAGTCGCCCATTGCCCATGCACCACACTCACCGCCTGCCCAAGCGTCTGCTCCGACATCCTGGGCCGCGATGGCGGATGCGTCCCGGTGATGGAATCCTTCCAGTCCCGCGCGTTGGTCGTGGGCCAAGATGAAGACACGCTTCCGCTGGTGGGGCGCACCGACTTCACTCGCAGAGAATATTCCCCACGACACCTTGTAACCCAACTCTTCCAGATCGCTGACGACTGTGGAGAGTCCCAACGAAATGTGTCCTTCGACATTTTCGAGGAAGCAGGCTCTTGGTCGAAGAAGGCGAATTCCGTCTGCGATCCAAGGCCAGAGGTGGCGGGGATCGTCTTTGCCTGCCCGCTTTCCTGCGGCAGAGAACGGTTGGCAAGGGTATCCCGCAATGAGGATGTCCACCAATCCGTGAAATTTTCCGTAAGGGAAGGTCTTAAGATCGTTCCAAAGAGGTGCGACATCCAAGAGTCCTTTTTCCATTTTACTGATGAGATTGGCTTGAGCGAACCCCTCAAGCTCACAATATGCGAGGCATCGCAGTCGTTCGCCAAAGATGTTTTTGAGTCCAAGTCCAATGCCGCCATACCCGGCGCAGAATTCAAGAGTTGTGATGGTAGTATCCACATTTGTTTGTCCTTTCATTTTATCGGTAACGATATTTTAGAAGTCGTTAAAGCGGGTTTCTTTTTCGGGTAGTTTGTCCACGACTCGGTTGATCCAGTTGGTCACGAATGCGCGGGTCTTCTTTCTCGTTGGGCGGGAGATGAGCCAGTTGTCCATCTTCCGTAGTTCAGTATCGAAATCGACTCTGGGGTTAGCTTCTTTGAGTTTAGCGATGAAGGCATCGTCGGCGAGTTTGGGTTGCCTCGTTTTCTTTACGGGGGAGTTTTGTGCGTAGGAAACCTCGTTAACTGTCTGACTAGTGTTAGGGGGTCTTGAATCAATTTCGTTAGAAATTCCATTATTGTTTCCGCGAGGAAACGCTTTCTCTAAATCTTCATCGTTTTCGATGATGGTTAGATTCGCTTCTGATGACGGTTCTATTGATGGTTCATTCTTACGGTTCATTATAGATAGACTAACCGAAGTTACCCCCTCCTCTGGATAACTGGAGTTAACCCCTCCCCTACTAACTGCGGTTAACCCCCCAAATGACTTCAACCTGCTAGGTGAAGATACATGATGGATCACATTTTGCGTTATCAAATCGCTTCCAATCCTCTCAACATTGATCGTGTAAAGGTTGGAAGTTTGGCGACCGAAAGCATCTTCACGCTCCTCGCGGGATACTACGCCGACCTCAATCAAAGCATTAAGATACTTCTTCAATATTGGTTCAGATACATTCGCTTTGTCTGCCAGTTTCCGAATAGAAGGCCAGCAACTAGCATCGTCATTGCAGGAATCGGCTAGGGCAAGAAGAACGAGTCTTGCATTTCCTTGAGTCCTGCTTCGCTCAAAGACCTCCGACATTATTTTTACAGACATAATAAAAAGGCGGTCACTTGTAGCGGCAGAATAAACTGGCGAACTGACAGATGAGAGTGGTGGCACCACTACAAGCGACCATATATTTATTGTTCAATTTATTTTTATTCTATTGTTGCCTTTCTCTTCGGCTCTCACCCCGAAGGCACGATTTCTCGAACGCAGTCAAATCTACTAGATGTTGTTTGTATGTCAAGCATCTTTTTCGTGACTCCACGAAATTGTTCCTAACAATGCCACCAAATCTTGTATGACGCTCATGTGCAATTATCGTTACCGATAACGATGCAATAGAAATTTCTTGACCTGTCAATAAATCCTTCTTATGTTTTGTTAGAAATGGGAACAAAACTTCCAATAGAATATGCATACGAACAATGCATGATGGCAAACGAACACGCGCTGCTTGTTAAGGATAAAGCGCGGCAAGCGTTCGCAGTTGAATTGCGTGGTATCCGCGAGAAGTTGAAAATGACATCGCGTGAGTTCGGAAAAGCAATTGGAGTTACTGGGTCGCACATCAATCAGATTGAGAACTTGCATAGGTGTATTTTGAAGAAAGATCAGTTAAATAGAGTAATCGAATTATGCACGTCTTCCTTACAATCGAAGAGGGGAAATACCGCCTCAAGGTCAGCGGTTACGCAGCGAGCAATATCGGACCAATGCACGAACGAGGAAAGCCATTCCCAAGAAGTTTCCAACCAGAGTACGAAGAATTGGAGTTGGCCGCCATCGGACTTCAAGAATTAATCGAATACTATAAATGCTCAGAAGGACACCACTCAAAGCAAAAACGGGGTTCAAAAAAAGAGGTGGCAGATTAAAACCTGTATCTGATTCGCGTAAGAAAAAAAATGAAGAATACTTCAAAGTGCGCAAAGAATATCTCGAAAAAGTTCAAGGGAAATGCGAAGTCTGTTCTGGGCAAGCAACGGACATACATCACAAAAGTAAAAGAGGAAAGAACCTATCATCATCATCCACTTTTATGGCGGTATGCAGAACTTGTCATACCAGAATCCATGATAATCCAGCATGGGCCAGAGAAAATGGATATTTAATTTATGAGTACATTTGAATCGTTAATCATCTGCGAAGGATTTCATATCGGTGAGAATACCGATAAGATATTATTTCGTCAGCAATTCAACCAATGTTGGGTTAAGAAGAAAGACATTAGAAAGTCTGAGCTTCTTGGATACATGGATGGTGAGAAATTTATTAGGATTGTAATTCCAGAAGAAGTAGCAAATACTTTGGAACTGGAAGGAATTTTAGATTGATCTTTGAAACGATTTTGCAGGCAGGTGGTTGATACGATCAAATGTATGGAGCGATTTTTGCACATCATTTGGCGGGATGGGCGGTGTATGTTCACCCTAGACTCCCGAAAGCCCACATCTGAAAAGGGGATGCATACCCGTTCCTGCAAGTTACTTTACTGGGAAGCA